CTAGAGCCAGCGGCCGGTCCAGTGGACGCGGCCGCGGACGGTGAGCTGGTCGAGGCGGTCCTGGGTGATGGTCTGCTTGGGGTAGAGTGGGTTGCTCGAGATCAGATCTACGGTGCCGTCGACGTTGCGGGAGAGGCGCTTCACCAGGACGTCGCCCTCAAGGATGAAAACGTAGATATAGCCTGACACCACCGGCTTGCCCGGCTCGGTATCGATGAGCATCGGCGCGCCATCCTCGATCTCGCCCAGCATCGAGTCGCCGCGGTTGGTGAGGATCTCGGCGAAGCCCGGATTGATGCCGCGCTCGCGCAGCCAGTCACGGCGAAAGGGGACGCGCTCGACCTCAGGCACGAGGTCCGCCTGGCGTCCGCTGCCCGCCGACGCCTCGACGGCGTAGCGCGGCAGCATCGACACCTCGGCCTCGCTGGGCAGGCTCCCGGAGGCCAGCGACTCGGCGAGTTCGTCGAGCTGGCGCTGCGCTTCGGAAATGACATTGGTGCGCGCCTCCTTGCGCTCGGGCCCCGACGAGGGAATCGCAAATGCCTGTTTGGCCTCCTCAAACCGCAACATCTCAACCTCCAAATCCTTTTCGGTCTCTGCCTTTCCACCCAGCAGATAGCCCAATGAAAGACCGGTCCCGGCGCACAGCCGGCCGGCGACAAAAAGTCCAATCTCGGTGCCTTTGAGAGCCCAGCTCTTGGCCGTGCTGAGCGAGACGCCGGCCTTGTCGGCCAGGGCCTGCTGACCGCCGACCCATCGCTGCACCGCGGCCATCCGTGCCGCGTACTCGCTTTCTCCCACCCGGAAAACGAAGACCGACGCTGCCCAGGAGCGCGGCGTCCTCACGACAGAATCCTTTCGGTCGAAAAATAGACTTCATCTGTCGTGTGCAGGTTGACTTTTAACCCGAACGCAAACAGTTTGGTCGACAAATAGACTAAATATCGGAGACAGAGTCGTTGGGCGACCCGGTCAATCAGCATTGCGAGGACGTCCGGGCGGACGTGCGAAAGAGCGGCACGACGCTGCGCGCGCTGGCCAAGCGCTCGAAGCTGCATGTCACATCGCTCAGTCATTGCCTGCGCCGCCCTATCCCTGCCGCGAATGCCGTCGTCGCGAGCCAGCTCGGCAAGACGCTCTTCGAGCTCTGGCCGGAGTGGTTCGACGATCAGGGAAATCGCAAGCCCCGCAAGAACGCTAGCAGGAATCGGGAAATCGCTAAAAGGCGAAATCGCCAATTCGCGAAGGGGGCTGTGTAGATGGCCCCGCGCACCGCAATCGGCCGGGCCGAAAAATTGAGCGCGCAGCGGGCCCAGCGCGCCGCGAGCGCGCCGCAGCTCCGCCTTGCAAGCGATGAGATACCGCAGGCCTCGCCGGGGGCCGCTGCGGCCGACGACGGGATGGCGTCCCCCTCGCGCCATCCCGTCGTCATCTGGGGCCGCGTCAAGGTCGCCGATATCGACATTCCGCCGGACCGGCTGCGCAAGGTCGACACCGCCTGGGCCGAAGTGCTCGGCGTGTCGATGCGCGACGACGGCCAGCAGCAGCCGGTCCGGCTGATCCTTGAAGAGACGGGGCGTTGCACGCTGCAGCTCGGGGCGCATCGCGTCGTCGGGGCGCGGCTGGCGCAGCTCGAAATGCTCGACGCCGGCTGGGTCAGCCGCGCGGATGTCGGTGCCGAGCAGGCACGCATTCCCGAGATCATCGAAAACCTGATCCGTAACGACCTCGACGCGCTGTCGCGGGCGCATTTCCTTGCCGAGTACAAGGCGATCCACGAGGTGTTGCACCCGGAAAGCCGGCATGGCGGCGACCGGCGCAGCGCCAAAGCCCGGGCGCGCGGCGATCAAGTCGCAATGTTTGCGTTTCGATCGGAGGCGGCGGAAAAAACCGGCCTGTCGGAGCGCGCCATCCAGTTGGCGGTGGCGATCTGGACCGGCCTCGCGCCGGCCTCGCGCGACCGGCTCGACGGCACGCCGCTGGCCCGCAACCAGGCGGCGCTGAAGGCGCTGGCGACGCTCGACGCGACGCTGCAGGGCAAGGTGCTCGACCTGATGCTGGCGGAACCCGCCGGCGCGGCCTCGATCGGCGACGCGATCCTGCTCGCGCAGGGCAAGCGGCTCCCCAGCACGGCCGACCGGCTGTTCCGTAGCGTCTCCAGCAATCTCGGGCGCCTGCCGGCCAAGAGCCGCGCCACGCTGTGGGAAGCCTACGAGGACGAAATCCTCGCGGCCTTTCGCAAGAAGGGGATCGTGCAGTGAGACGACGACTCGACTGGCGGGGAATTTCTCGGCGCACGCGCCGCGCGGTTATCGCCATCCGTGACGCCAAGAAGGCCGTCGACGGCGCCGGTCCGAACCCGACGGTCACCACCGAGCTCGATGATATCTGGTCGGTACTTCAGGGACTGGAACTTCGTTTAACTGGGCTCGGAGCGCACGCGGAGGATCGTCAGCGGTCGGCGCCCCGGAGCATCGGACTACCCGAAAATTCCGGGGGGGGGCGACATGTCGCTGATTGACTGGATCGAGCAGGCGGGTCGCCGGCCATGAAGGTCTGGTTCACGGCGCAGGAGTTCGCCGACGCCGCAATCGAAGGGTTGTTTCCCGACCTGCCGATGAGCAAGCGCGGAATGCAGTTCCATATCGACCGCGAACAGTGGCGGGACTATCCGGCGCTGTGCCGGCCGCGGCTCGGCAAGGAAGGTGGCGGCGGCTTCGAATATCACATCGACGTGCTGCCGCTGGCGATGCGGCTCGACTACGCGGCGCGGTTCCTCAAGGTGCTGCCGTCCGATGCGCAGCCGTCGATCCCGGACGACGATCTGACCGCGCCGGCGCGCCGGGACCGCGACGCGCGACTCGCCATCCTCGCGGTGGCCGACCGGTTCCGCGAGAGCAGCGGACTCGCCCAGGCCGACAGCGACGTGCTGTTCGCGCGCCTCTACAACGGCGGCAAGGTCGTGATCGCGCCATGGGTACGGCTCACCAAGCCCGAGATCAGCTCGCGCACCCTGGCACGCTGGCGCGCCGATCGGCAGAAGCACGGGACGGCCGCCCTCGGCTATGACCCGGCACTCAGCCGGCGGGGCACCGGGGTGCTCGATCGGGCCAACGAGGGAGCGGTCAAGACCTTCATCCTCGCGCTGATCGGGGGCAATCAATTCCTTTCGGCCGAGCACGTGCGGCGTGCCGTGGCCGACCAGTTCAGTTTCAAGCTGTGGGTTCCGGTGGCGGGCGCCAGCCTGAACCTGCAGCGGGAAGTCGAGCTCCCGCCAGTGCGTGCGTTCCAGCGCGCACTGGCGGCCTGGCGCATCGAGCATCGGGCCGCGCTCATGAAACTCACCGACCCTGACGGCTATCGCAGCCGCCTCGAATTCGTCGCCACCGGCACGATGACGGCCGAACGGCTGAACGAGGTCTGGCAGATCGACGCATCGCCGCTCGACGCGCTGCTGATCACCGGCAAACGGCCCAACATCTATGTGGCGATCGACGTGTATTCGCGCCGCGTCATCATCCTCGTCACCCTGACGCCGCGCGCCGAGGGCGTGGCGCTGCTGATCCGCAAATGCCTGATGGCCTGGGGCGTGCCCGAGCGGATCAAGACCGACAACGGCTCGGACTTCCGCGCCAACGCGACGGAGCGCCTGTTCACGGCGCTCGATATCGAGGTCGAATATTCCGCGCCCTACAGCCCCCGGCAGAAGGGCATCGTCGAGCGCGTGATCGGCACGTTCCAGCGCGATTTCGCCGCGACGCTGCCGGGCTTTGTCGGGCATTCGGTGGCGGATCGCCGCGTCATCGAAAACCGCAAGAGCTTCGCGGCCCGGCTCGGCACCGACGACGCCGAAAAATTTCACCCCGATCTCAGCGCTGCCGAGGTCGCGGCCTATGCCGACCGGTGGGTCAGCGAGATCTACGCCCACACCTCGCATGACGGGCTGGGCGGGCGCACGCCTCACGAGGTGGCGGCGAGCTACGCCGGCCCGGTGCGTCGGCTCGACGGCACGCGGGGCCTCGACGTGCTGCTGGCGCCGGTGGTCGGCGGCGACGGCCGGCGCAAGGTCACCAAGGTGGGCATCACCGTCGATGGCTCGCACTACCTCATCGGCTCGGTGATGCCGGGCACCGACGTGTTCTGTCGGCACGACCCGGCCGATCTCGGCCGGCTCTTCGTGTTCGCCGCCGATGGCGAGCAGTTCCTCGGCGTGGCGACGTGCCCCGCTTTGGCCGGCCTCGATCCGGCCGCGACGATCGCGCGGGTGCGGGCCGAGCAGAAGGCGCTGCTCGACGGCACACTCAAGCCGATCCGCGCCGCGATGCGGCGGATCGGGCCGCGGCAGGTGGCGGACGCGCAGTTTCTGGCGCAGCAGCGGCCGGCCGAGGTGATCGATTTCGGCGAGGCGACGGAACGGCATTCTACCCGGGCGATCGAGGCGGCGTCCGATGCCGCGACGCCGATCGCTCCCGTGGCGCTGCCCCCGGCCGCCGCCGCCCGACACCAGGCGCTCGTCGCCGACATGTCGAAGCCCGCGGCGCAGCCGCTGCGGCGGGAGAGCAAGGAAACCCGCTTCGCCCGCGCCCTCGATATCGCGGCGCGGCGGGAGGCCGGAGGAGCGGTCGGCGACAGCGAACTGAGCTGGCTCGCCAGCTATCGCGAAACCCCGGAATTCAGGGCCATGCAACGGGCCAAAACCGATTTCGGAGACGCCCTCCGATTGTAGCAACGCGTCCGCGAATACGGCCTCCGCGGCGGCGGGATGAGGCCTCAACTCCGGTTTGAAGAGGAACCGATGACTGAGACGACCGACCAGACGGTGCGACCGCGCAGCGTAGCGCCGCTCAAGAACGTCACCGCTTTGGTGACGCTGATCGAAACCCTGACCTCACGGCGCGACGGGCTACCCGGCCTCGGCGTCGGCTCCGGTCCTTCGGGCTACGGCAAGACAATCGCCGCGCAATACTGCCAGAACAGCTTTTCGGCGATCTACATCGAATGCCGCCATCACTGGACCGCGAAGGGATTTTGCGAGGCATTGCTGATCGAGCTGGGCGTCGCCCGACCGAAGGGCACCATCAGCCGGATGATGACCGAGATCTGCAATCGCGTTGGCGACGAGCCGGGCCGTGCGCTGATCATCGACGAGGCTGATAAGCTGGTCGACAAGCACAACATCGAACTGGTGCGCGACATCTATGAAACCACGCAGGCGCCGGTGGTGCTGGTGGGCGAGGAGCTGCTGCCGCAAAAGCTCGAGGAATACGAGCGGGTGCACAATCGGGTGCTGGACTGGGTTTTGTTCCAGCCTTGCGACCTCGACGACACGCGTGCGCTCGCAGCCTTGCTGGCGCCACAGGTGGCGATCGGCGACGATCTGCTCGAGTTAATCCGCAAGAAGACGGAAGGCCGGGCCCGGCGCATCGCGGTGACGCTGCACGAGGCGGCCAGCTACGCCAAGCTACAGGGCGTCCTCACGTTGGACGCGGCCAGCTATGGCGGTCGCATCTTCACCTCGGAGGTGCCCAAGCGCACCAGCAGGGCGGCTTAGCACCATGCCGCGCATCATCGAGATCGGGCTAGATCCACAGCGGATCGCGCTCACCGGCATCGACCGAATTTGGGAGGCCACGCGCCGCGCGTCGGAGGCACTCGGCGCTTTTTCCGCCGAGGACGTTCAGGGCGACACCCAGGTCAAACACGTCGCTATCGTGCGCAACTATCTGCGCAAACTGGTTGCCGCCGGCATTGCCGCCGAAGCCGGGTGGTCCACGGGCGAGAGGCGCTATCGCCAGCGTCTCTATCGTCTTGTCGCCTCGCCGAGGGCAACGCCCCACCTGCTGGACGATGGGCAGGAGGCGCGCCAAGGACGGCGCACGCAGCAGATGTGGAACATCCTGCGCGGACCACAGGCGCGGCGCGGCATCAATGCGACCGAACTGGCGCTGCTCGCCGCGACCGAAGCGACGCCCGTACCGGTGCCCACGGCCAAGCTCTATCTGCACGCGCTGTACCATGCCGACGTGGTGATTTTGGTGCGGCCCGCAGTGGGTGGGCCGCATGGACAGCCGGCCGTCTACAAGCTGCGCGCGAACAGTTCGCCGATGGCGCCCAGGGTGCTTCGCGGTCGCCTCGTTTACGACCCGGCGACCAGACGCATTCTCAATCGCCAGTTCGACGGCGAGGTCGAGCTATGAAGACGGGTCCCGCTGCCGGATCGGCGCCCCGCGGCGCCAATATGGCGACGTTCGCGGAAAAAGCCCGCATCGCCTTTGGCGGTACGCCGCCCGACTGGGTTCAGGCCCTTGCGGAATATTGCGATCAGCCGGGTGTCGGCCTGCGGGGCGCGCACAAGCGTCTCGGCTATTCGACCTCGGTGATCTCGACGGTGATCCGCAAGAAGTATGTGCTCGGCGACCTCGGACGCGTCGAAGAGAAGGTCCGCGGCCTGTTGCTGGGCCTGTCGGTCGACTGCCCGGAGCTGGGCGAAATCAGCCGCAATGTCTGCCTCGACTGGCAGGGAAAACCCCGCGCGCAAACGTCGTCGCAGCGGGCCCGCATGTGGCGGGCCTGCGGGGCCTGCCCGAATTTCCGCGCGCATGGGCAGCGCGCCAAGATGGAGAGTTCCAATGATGACGGCTGAACGGCTGAATGAGGTCTGGCAGATCGACGCGTCGCGGCTGCTGGGCACCGGCAAACAGCCCAACATCTATGTGGCGATCGACGTGTATTCGCGCCGCGTCATCATCCTCGTCACGCTGACGCCGCGCGCCGAGGGCGTGGCGCTGCTAATCCGCAAATGCCTGATGGCTTGGGGCGTGCCCGAGCGGATCAGGACCGACCACGCCTCGGACTTCCGCGCCAGCGCGACCGCGCGCCTGTTCTCCGCGCTCGATATCGAGGTCGAATATTCCCCGCTCTACAGTCCCTGGCAGAAGGGCACCGTCGAGTGTGTGATCGGCACGTTCCAGCGCGATCTCGCCCGCCGCCTGCCCCGCGGCGCCGAGAACTTCCTCCCCGATATCTACGCCGTCGGAGCCGCGCTCTATGCCGACCGGTGGGCCAGCGAGATTCACGCTCACACCCCCCATCACGGGCTGGGCGGGCGCACGCCCCACGAGGCGGCGGCGAGCTACGCCGGCCCGGTGCGTCGTCTCGATAGCGCGCGGGGCCTCGACGTGCTGTTGGCGCCGGTGGTGGGCATCGCCGTCGATGGCTCGAATTTCCGCCCGCACGGGGCAGCGCGCCAAGATGGAGAGTTCGGATGCTGACTGAGCGTGAATTCACCGAAAAGAAGGTCGGGCTGCGAGCGCTGCTCGCGAACCTGACCATCCAGTTCCGCAAGCATCGCCAGGGCGAAGCACGGTTCAGCCCGTGCGATAGCAAGGGCCACGAAGATGCGTTGATCGAGGCCGGCTTCGTGCTGGCCGAGGTGCTGCACGAATACGATGCGCGGCTTGAAGAAAGCTGCATCGTGCTGGAGCGCGCAGCGGAGATCCTGACCCTCCACGCGCCCGCGGTGAAGATCCCGCCGCACGACCTGGCCGACTTCGGCGATTGCCTCGAGACGGCGCGGCGTGCGGCGCCGCGGCCTATCGACCGACGGCCGGTGTACCAGCCGGAAGAGAACCTCCCCAAGACGTTCCTCAGCGGCATGGTGCGGCCAGCTGCACCCTCCATCGCCGACGGGGTAGTGGTGCCGTTCGAACGGCCGGCGAACGACCGGTCGGGAGGTGCGGCATGACCGACACCCAGCCCGTACTCGAAATCGACGTGCTGCAGCTCGCGCGTGCCGCCATCGCCGACCGGTCGCGGTTCGACGCCATCACACGGGCAGAACTCGTCGCGCTGCTCGGCTTCGTGCTGCAGCAGAATGCCGAGCCGGTCGACCTGCTGGGCATCCAGGTTGCCGATGCGCTGGTGCCCGCGCTGCCCGCCTCGCTCGCGGCCACCGTGGCTCTGGCGATCGCCGCTTCCGACCAACTCGCGATCGAACGTCGGCACCAGGCGATGATGATGCGTCTGTCGGGGGCGAGAAACCCCGACCTCGCTGCCGCTGTCGAGGCCTTCAACCGTGCTTTTGCCGTCCTGAAAACCCGCTTCGAAAAGGAGTTTCCCCATGCATGCTGACGCCCTGCCCATCCCCTCCGGCATCGTCGAGCTCGCCGGCCGGCAATACCTGCCCGACGCCAAGGGCAATCTGGTGCTGCTCGACCAGGTGAAGCCGCAGAACCGGCTCGAAGACGAGACGGTGCGCAAGATCATGGGCTATGCCGAGGATCTCGAAGCGCAGCTCAGCCGGTTCTTCGGCCACACGATGGGCGACCTCGACGCGCTCGACGCGCTGCTGGCCCAGCAGTACGGCGCGAGCCGCGGCGGCAGGAAAGGCAACCGCACCTACCAGTCGTTCGACGGGCTCTACAAGGTGCAGGTGCAGGTGGCCGACCGCATCGACTTCGGCCCCGAACTGCAGGCGGCGAAGACGCTGATCGACGAATGCATCGTCGAATGGGTCGATGGCGGCCGCGACGAAATCCGCTCGATCGTGATGCGGGCTTTCAACGTGGAGCAGGAAGGCAAGATCAACCAGGCGGAGCTGTTCATGCTGCTTCGCCTCGAGATCGCCGATGCCCGCTGGCAGCGCGCCATGCAGGCCATCCGCGACGCGATCCGCGTCACCGGCACCAAGCAGTATGTGCGGTTCTACAAGCGCCCATCGCCCGAGGCGGGCTGGACGGCCGTCACCATCGACCTGGCCAAGGTGTAGGTGCGCGATGGCGAAGATCCAGATGAAGCGGCTGCCGGCGCTGCTGGTGGCGATCGACGAGGCCCTGGCGGCACTGCCGGCTGCCTCTCCCTTCACGGCGGGGTGGCCGGCCCGTGTCGAGGCGCTCGACAAATTGTTCGACCGGCTGGCGACGACAGAGGGCGCGACCCTCCGTTCGAACTCGGGCGGCGTGGTCATGTTCATTCTCGCCGGCGTCGCCAGTTCGGCGACGTCGGGCCGTGAAGGCGCCTTGCGTAACTGGCGCCGTGCGGCGCGGGCGAAGCTCGACAACCGGGAGAACGAGGATGCCTAAGATCACGGCTGCGGTCGCCTATGCCGACCGTCGTGGCGTCATCGGCTTTCGCGCCGGCCGCGCGCCGAAGGGCGTGCTGGTGTTCGCGCGGCATCGCGACGTGACGCAACTCGAACAGATCGTCGGGGTGGTGGCGCGGCACGGCTATGACGGCCGGACGCTGCTGGTGCCGGGAGTGCCCGAGGCTGCCGGCGACGACCAGGCGCTCGAGGCACTGGAGCTCTGGCGCGACTGGGCGTTCCAGAAATATCGCGTCGTGCACGGCGCGGCGCTGATCACCGACGATATCGACGAGGTGGCGGCATGATCACCTCGACCACGACGGGCCATGGGCGCCCCGCGACGCGACCAGCAACCCGATGTCGCGAGGACTGCAATGACCCGCGATCCTGAAACAGAGTTTTATATCGCGCAGCAGGTGCGCGATGCGGCGAGCGATGCAGAGCGGGCCGCGATGCTGCTGCGACTGCCGGACTCGATCTGCTGGGAGATGGGCGGGCAGATCGCCGGCGCGTGTGCGGCGGTGGGGTTTCGAGCCGGCCTGACCTACCTCATGGCGCGGATCGCGAACTTCGTCGCCGTGCGCTGGGAAAACGGCCTGCCGCCAGCGATCGCCGCGGCGGAGGTCGAGAAGCGTCGGCAGGCGCTGTGCGTGATCGCCGGGGTGGCACCGTGAAGAAGCTGCTCGGCTATTCCAGCCACCGGTCCTGCGTCGAGGCGCTGCGCTCGGCCGGGCTCGGGACCGACGATATCGTGGCGCACACCGGGCTCGATCTCGGGAACGTACGAACGATCCTGTCGCAGATCCAGCGGCAGGAACAGATCCGCTACCGCGCGCGCCTGCCGGCGGCGCCGGACCGGCGCGCGGTATGGGTCGACGGCGACTCGCTGCGGGCGCTGACGCCGGCGGCCGAGCGCCGCCGCATGTCGGAGGCGGAGCTGGTGCGCTTCCTGCTCGACACCATCGCCGAGGAGCCGGCGCTGGTCGACGCCGTGCTCGACGACGGGGTCGGACCATGAGGACGCCATTGCCGCGGGGCGAGCGGCGCAATCCGCTGCTCGACATCCAGCTCACCGTGCATCGGCCGATCGGGACGGTCGACGGCTTCGGTACCCATGTGTTCGTCGAGGAAGCGCGGTCGGAGGCCGAGCTCGAGGCGGCGATCGACCGCGCCTTCGGCCGGCTGCGCCAGGCACTGCGCGAGGCGATGCGATGAGCCAGACGATCCGGGCGATCTATGGCGCGCGCAAGGCCGCGGGGCTCGACGACGACGCGGCGCGCGACGTGTACCAGGGCGCGACGGGCAAGCGCAGCCTGAGCGAGATGACGCCGCGCGAGCAGGTGCTGGCGCTCCAGGCGATCAACCGGCTGCCCAGGACGTCAGCGCCGGCGTCCAAGATCGCGGGCCCCTATGGCAGGAAGCTGCAGGCACTGTGGATCTCGGGGTGGCATTTGGGCGTCGTCACCAACCGCCGCGACGAGGCGCTGCTGGCGTTCGTCGCCGGCCGCACCGAGATCGAGGCCCTGCGGTTCCTGCGCGACGCCAGGGACGCGCGCAAGGCCGTGGAGGCGCTGAAGAGCTGGCTGGCGCGCGAAGGCAGCGTCGACTGGACATCGCATCGCGACCCGGCGCAGGCCGTCATCGCCGCGCAGGGCCGAAGGCTCGGGCTCGACAATTGCGATCCCGACGATCGGTCGGCGCTGGCGCAGGCGTGGCACGCCTTTCGTGGCGGCGAACTCGAGGCAGGCCGCGAGCACGAGGTGATGCAGCTCTTCGGCGAGGAAATCCGGAGGCGCAAATGCGCCTAGGTCAGCAGGCCCAGCACCCGGCCCTTGGCGAGCGTGGCGTCGCAGAAGCGCTGCCGATCGGCAGCGGACCAATGGGCCGCGGCCGCGGCGTAGCGGTCATTGGCGTGGAACACGTCGACGGCGAACGCGGCGTCGGCCGGCGCCACCTCGCGCTCCAAGGTCTCGAACTGCACCCGGTCGAGCGAAACGCCGCAGAGCTGGGGCGCGATGGAGATGGCGCCCAGCGCGTCGACGACATTGGCGCGCGCGTCGGCGGCGGCCGCGGGCGAGGCGGCAAGCAGCAGCAGGACGATGAGGGCGGCGGCGCGCTTGAGCATTTGGGAGTTCTAGCATGAAGGCGCGCGATGTCACGCTCGAAGTCAGCGACCACGCGGTGCTGCGCTATCTCGAACGACGCTACGACCTCGACGTCGAAGCGGTCCGTCGGCACCTGGGCGGCGTCGCGGCCGGCGGCGCGCGGCTCGGGGCTGTCGCCGTCAGGGCCGAGGGCGTGCGACTGATCCTCAGGGAGCGCACGCTGCTCGGCCAGGGCCTGCCCTGGGTGAGCATGACCACGGTGCTGCGCGGCAACTGGACCTATCGCGATGAGTGAGGTCCCTGCCGCCCTGGCCGAGATCGCCGAGGTGGCGGGCTGGGCCGCGGCGTGGGCGCTTGCCGACGCCAAAGGCGGGCAGGAAATCTTCATTCCCCGCAGCGCCGGCCGGAAGCATTGGCTGACGCTGCTGGTCGGGTTCGAGGCCGCCAACCTCATCTGCCGGCACTATCGCTCCGACCATACGATGCGCCTGTTGATCCCGATGGCCTCGGCGCTGCGCCGTGAGCGCGCGATGCTGCTGGCGCTCGAAGCGGGCCAATCCTCGAACGCCACGGCCGCCGCGCTCGGGGTGCACAAGCGGACCGTCTATCGCCGCAGGGCCAAGCTCAGGGGTGGACAGGTCGAGCCGACGCCGGAGCCGGAGCAGGCTCCGCGGCAGGGCAAGCTGTTCTGACGGGGGTGACGCCTGTCACCGGTTATCCGGCGCGGTGCTGACGGCACATTCGATCCCACCAAATCCCGAATTGCAAGGTGGCACGCATGAACGCTGTAGCACTGTTCCAGTCCAAGGCGCCGGGCATCATCGCCAAATTGCGCGGCGATTTCCCCGAGCTCTCGGCCCTCGACTGCGAGGCGATCGTCGGCAATGCCGGCCACGAAAGCAACGGCTTTTCGACGCTGCAGGAAGTGGCGCCCACGGTGAAGAACTCGGCCGGCGGCTGGGGCTGGTTCCAGTGGACAGGCCCGCGCCGGCGCGCCTTCGAAGCCTATTGCACCCGCAACAATCTGGACCCCGCCGGCGACCAGGCGAACTACGCCTGGCTGTTCCTCGAGCTCAAGGGCAGCGAGCAGGCGGCGATCCGCAAGGTGACCGCTGCGAAGACACTGACCGACAAGGTGGTCGCGTTCGAGGAAGCCTATGAGCGGGCCGGCGTGAAGAACTATCCATCGCGCCAGCAGTGGGCGATCAAGGCCAAGACGGCCTATGAGGCGGCGGGCAGTCCGGTGGCGGGCACGCCGCGGACCGAGCAACTGGTGGCGCTGCGCGACGAGACGGCGGCGACCGAGGCGCGGGCCGGCGATGCCGAGGCCGGCGCCGGCGCGTCGGCCGCGGTGGGTGTCGGCGCCGGCGGGCTCGGCGCGAGCGTCGTGCATCACCTCGGCGACTGGCTGCTGCTCGGTGGCTTCGTCGCTCTGGTCGTGGGCGCCGTGATCGCGCTGGTCGTCGCCGGCAGGCAGCAGCGGTCGACCGCGGCCAGTCTGCGTGCGGCGGCGGTCAGCATCGCGCAGGGAGGCAAGTGATGGAGGGGCTGGCGGGAATCCTGCTGTCGCTGGGCGGGCCGGTGCTCGCCCATGCGCTGGGCCGGCGCTTCGGCGGCGAGATCGGCGATCTGGCGCAGGATGCGCTCAACGCGCTGGGGCAGGCCTTCGGCGTCGAGCCGAAGGAAGACAAGGTGACCGAAGCGATCGAGCATGCGCGGCAGGCCGGACCCGGCCAGGCCGAGGCCAGGATCAAGGTGGCCGAAGCCGACATGGCGAAGGTGTTCCTCGCCCAGGCCGAGCTGCAGCGCGCCGGCAACGAGCAGCAGAAAATGACCAACGAGCTGCTGCAGGCGACGGCCGGCGATGGCGGCTGGTTCGCCTCGGCCTGGCTCTATGTGTGGCAGTGGGTGCTGATGGCCTTCTGGGCCTGGGCGATCCTCATCGCGCCGGTGTGCAACGCAGCGCTCAGGATATTCGCGACGCAGACCAGCACCGACCTGATCACCGGGCAGTTGACGGTGGCGGCGCCGGCGGTGGCGACGGTCGACATGACCGTGCTGCTGACGCTGACCGGGCTTTATCTCGGCCTCCATATGGGCGGGCACACCGTGCTCGAGCTGATGCGCGGGCGGTTCGGCGGCATGTTCGACGGCAAGGGCGATAAGGGTAGTGACGCCTGATGGAGTTTTGGCAAGTTGTCGCGATGGTCGCCGGGGCCGGCGGCGCGATCTCTACCGTGGTCACGGTGTGGAACATCCTGCAGGGGCCGAGCCGCGGACTCGGCACGCGGGTGGGCGCAGTCGAGGAGCGCGCTGACCTGATGGACAAGCGTCTGGTCCACGTCGAGACCGAACTCGAACAACTGCCGACCAAGGACGCGCTGCACGATCTGCAGATGACCGTCGAACGGCTCAATTCGGACATCCGGGTGCTGAGCGAAACGATGCGCGGCGTCAAGGAAACCTCCAACCTCGTGCGGGACTACCTGCTCGAAGAAGCCAAGAGGGCGAGCTGATGTCGGACGACTTTCGCGCCTTCGAAGCGCGCCGCATCCGGCTGCTCATCCTGCAGGCCATCGCGCTCCAGGCGAGCGGCTCGTGGACGCTGACGATGTTGCAAAAGCACCTGCAGGCAAGCGGCTACGACAAGACGCGCGACTATGTGTCGAACCAGCTCTACTGGCTGGAGCGCGAGGCGCTGGCGGTGAAGATCATCGCGGCCGGCACCGAGCTGGTCGTGACGATCCGCACCGCAGGGCGCGGCCATGTCGAACGTCGGGACTATCTTGCCGGGGTCGACAAGCCCGACGACGAGAGCTAGCCGATGGTGGCGCGCGTCGGCCGTGGCCGCCTCAGCGGGTTCGAGAAGCTGCCGCCCGAGTGCGATCCGCTGATCGCCGATGCGGCGGCGGCGCTGCGCGACCGCGCCCGGACGCAGCTCGAAATCTACACGAATTTTTTCGACGCCTGCCAGCGGCTGATGGCCGAGAGCCATGGCGAACTCGCCTTCGTCATCCCCAGCAAATCGGCGTTCAACCGCTATTCGATTCGGCTCGCGACGATGAGCCGGCGGCTCGAGGAGACGCGCGAGATCGCCAACCAGCTCGCGATCAGCTTCGACGGGGAAAAGAGCGACAACCTGACCGTGCTCGCGGCCGAGGCGATCAAGACGCTGGTGTGGGAAAGCATCCAGGCGGCCGGCGAGGCGGGGTGGGCGCCGCAGCAGGCGATGCAGCTCGCAAACGCGCTGCGCTCGGCCTCGCAGGCGCAGAGCGTTTCGACCGCACGCCGGCAGCGGGTGGAGAAGGAATTCGCGGCCAACGCCGCCGCGGCCGTCGAGAAGGTGGCGAAGGCCAAGGGGCTGACCAGCGAGACGGTGGACGCGATCATGTCGCAGATCCTCGGCGTCGACGTGGCGCCGAAGGCGGCGGCGGCGCCATGACCGACTGTAGCTGCTGCCGCGCGCCGGTCGCCGACCCGGTGGTGAAGACCATCGCCGGGGAATTCTATCCGCCCTGGGGGATGTGCCGGCGGTGCTGGCGCCTGGTCGGCCGCGTACTGCGCCGGGCGCTGCGCTGGGCGCGTGTGGCGTTCCGGCTGTCGCCGCATCTCGAGGAGTCGATCGCCTATTACTGGCTGTGGGAGATCGCGCTGGGCGAGGCACGCTGCCGGCGGGCGATCGGGAGGGCGGCATGACGGCGACGGCTCTCGCCATAGCGCATCTCGAGCACAGCGATGCCCAACAGCTGCTTGTCCTGGTCGACGCGCATATCGCCGACCAACGCCGGCAGCATCGCGACGATCGGCAGGCCCTCGCTCTTATGCGGTCGCTGCGGCGAATCCGGACGCGGCTTGAGCTCGGCATGGCCAACCTGCGGTGGTCGCCGTGAGCGGCAACTTCACCAAAGAGCAATGGGCGCAGATTCGGCGCGAGTCGACGGCGCATATCGCCGGCATCGGCGCGGTGACGGCCGAGCGGCTGCCGGGCGTGCTGCTGGCCTATCAGTCCAAGACCATCGCGCTGCTCAACACCGTGTCGGTGCTGGTGATCGAAAAGAGCCGGCGCGTCGGCCTCACCTGGGGGCTAGCGGCCGACGCGGTGCTGATGGCGGCCAAGGCCAAGCCGGCCGGCGGCATGGACGTGATGTATATTTCCTATTCGCAGGAAATGACGCGCGAGTTCATCGACGCCTGCGCGATGTGGGCCCGCGCCTTCGGCGCCGCGGCGCTCGAGGTCGAGGAGCAGCTCTTTGCCGACCAGTGGGTCGACAAGACCGGCGACTTGCAGACCAGCCAGATCAAGGCCTTCCGCATCTGCTTTGCCTCCGGCTTCGAGGTGCTGGCGCTGAGTTCGGCGCCGCGCGGGCTGCGCGGCAAGCAGGGCATGGTGATCATCGACGAGGCGGCGTTCGTCGACAGCCTCAAAGAGCTGTTGAAGGCCGCCCTCGCGTTCCTGATGTGGGGCGGCAAGGTGGTGGTGTGCTCGACCCACAACGGCACCGACAATTATTTCAACGAGCTGGTGCAGGACGTGCTGGGGAAGCGGAAGCCCTACGCGCACCTCCACATCGATCTCGACGAGGCGCTGCGCGACGGACTCTACCAGCGCATCTGTCTCGTCGGCGGCAAGACCTGGTCGCCGGAGGCCGAGGCCGAGTGGCGCGAGGAGATCATCGCCTTTTATGGCGAAGGCGCCGACGAGGAACTGTTCTGCATCCCGAGCCAGGGCTCCGGCGCCTGGCTGACCGGTCCGCTGATCGACGCGCGGATGACGGTCGCGGCCGAGGAGCGGCCGATCCTCAGGCTCAACCTGCCGCTCGATTTCCTGCACCGGCCGGCGCTCGAGCGCGCGAGCCTGCTGGCGCCGTTCATGGCCGACCTGGACGCGGCGCTGCGGCGGCTCAACCCGACCAGCCGCCACGCCTTCGGCTTCGACTTCGCGCGCGTGGCGGACCTGTCGATCGGCACGCTGCTCGAAATCGAGCAGGATCTGCGCCGGCGCGAGGCGCTGACCTTCGAGCTGCGCGGCGTGCCGGGGGACGAGCAGATCGCCATCTGCGGCGACGTGCTCGCGGCGGCGCCGCGCTTCATCGGCGGCGCGTTCGACGCGACCGGCATGGGCTGGATCGTCGCCGAGGCGATGGGACGCAAGTTCGGGCTCTACGACAAGACGGCCAACGAGGCCGGCATCATTCGCGCGATCAAGTTCAGCCAGGACTGGTACCGGCTCGAAATGCCGCCGCTCAAGGTGAAGTTCGAGGACGATGCGATCGCGCTGATCAGGGATGCGGACCACGCGTCGGACCTGCGGCAGGTGAAGGTGGTGCGCGGCGTGCCGATGGTGCCCGAGATCCGTATCAACGAGAAGGCCGACGGCGGCAAGGCGGGACGCAAGCGGCATGGCGACTTCGCGATCTCTCTGGCGCTGGCCGATTACGCCTCGCGGCAGGAATGGGTGGAATATGGTTACACCGCCGTGGCCGACCCACGGCGGGAGACGGCATCGGCGCGAAAGCTCCGCGACACGCCGGAAGACCATGACGACATGCCGGAGCGCGGCTGGTGGGAAAGTCCGCTCGGCGCCGGCATCCGGGGGAGCGTGTGATGGCGGATGTGATCCATCTGTTCGACGGGCCGCGGCCGCCGAAGGCGCCCGCTGCGGGCAATGACGATGTCTCGCTGGCCGACCGCCTGGCAGCGGTGCTGAGCGAGATCGTCGACGAGCCGCTTCAGGTGTTGACCGACGCCAGCTCCAACCGGCCGCGCGACCTGGAGCTGCGCCTCGCCCATTTCCGGCCCGAGCTCGCCGAGCGGGCCTGCGCCCTGCTGGAGGAAGCCGGATGGTGAAGTTCGAAGGTCTCGTCGACCGCCACGGCCGGCCGATCGAAAAGCCGGTGCTGACCACCGAAATCGCGGGACCGTCCATCACCGGCGTTCGTTCGCCGATCACCGGCTATCCGGGCAATGGGCTCAATCCGGTGCGGCTCGCCGGCATCCTGCGCGATGCCGATGGCGGCGATCCGGTGCGGGCGCTCGAGCTGGCCGAAACGGTCGAGGAGCGAGATCCGCATATCGTCGGCGTACTCGGGACCCGCAAGCGTTCGGTGGCGCAGCTCGAGATCACCGTGGAGGATGGTTCCGACAAGGCGCCCAAGGAACATGCCGAGCGGGTGCGGGAGTGGCTGAAGCGCGACGAGCTCGCCGAGGAGCTGTTCCACGTGCTCGACGCGATCCATAAGGGCTACAGCTTCACCGAGATCATGTGGGACACCTCGTCGGGTCAGTGGACGCCGGCACGGCTCGAATGGCGCGATCCGCGCTGGTTCGATTTCGACCGGCGCGACCTGGCCACGCCACAGCTCATCGGCGACGGCGGCGATCGCCAGGCGCTGCCGGGTGGCAAGTTCATCTTCGCGCGACTGCAGTCGAAGAGCGGCATTCCAACCCGCTCGGGGCTCAGCCGGCCGCTCGCCTGGCTGTGGATGTTCAAGGCGTTTACGACGCGCGACTGGGCGATCTTCACCCAGACGTTCGGCCAGCCGATCCGGCTCGGCAAATACGGCCCGGGCACGAGCCAGCAGGATCGCGACACGCTCTATCGCGCCATCGCCAATGTCGCCGGCGACATGGCGGCGATGATCCCGGCGTCGATGTCGCTGGAGTTCATCCAGGCCGAGGGCGTCACCGGAAATTCGACGCTGTTTCAGGATCGCGCCGACTGGCTGGACCAGCAGGCGAGCAAGGCGGTGCTGGGGCAGACAGCGACCACCGATGCGGTAACCGGCGGGCTCGGTTCGGGCAAGGAGCACCGCCAGGTGCAGGAGGATATCGAGCGGGCCGACTCCAAGGCGCTGAGCGCGATCCTCAATCGCGACCTGGTGCAGGTGTGGATCGATCTCGAGTTCGGGCCGCAGGAGGTCTATCCGAAGCTGCGCATCGGCCGGCCGGACGTGAAGGACGTTACCCAGGTGACGGGCGCGGTGTCCTCGCTCGGCCTGCCGGTCAAAAAGAGCGAGATCTACGACCTGGTCGGCTTTTCGATTCCTGCCGCGGGCGACGAGGTCTTCGTGCCGCGCGGCGCGGCGGAGACGGCTACGCCGGCCGGCGTAGGCGACGCCGAGGGGCCGGTCCGGACGCCGCCGGCCGGGCGGGCGCAGGCGCTCCAGGCGGAGCGTACGCCGCGCGCCGACTACGCCATCGTCCTGCGGCGGCGGGCCGTCGCACCGCAGAGCGAGCACTACGATCCCAACCAGCCGCGCGTTCCCCGCGGCGTCCCCATCGGCGGCGAATGGACCGACGATCCGGCGTATGGCGGCGACGGCCGACCAGGCAATGGTGGCCAGCGCGGCGAGCCGGCACCCGACGGTGTCGAGGACTATCACAATGTCAGGGACATCGCCGCGGCGACGGCCGAGGCGATCGAGGCCCGGCTGACGGCCGAAATCGAACCCGGCCTGCCGGACGGATACAGCCTTGCGGTGGATGTGGGATCGTCGAACAAGTCGATTTCGACCTATCTGCGCCTCAACGTCTTCGACGCCGAGGGCCGGCCGGTGGGCGAGGAGTATACGATCCGGATCTCGGACCATGAGGCGATGAGCTACAATCCCGCGGGGAATTACGAGATCGCCACCGACCCGCATCATGCCAGCGCCATGACCTTGATCGACGTCGCGGACGTGACTGATCCGACCGATGGCGCGTATCTGGGAAGCCGCGCGGATATAGGCCCCGCCGTCAACGGCGCGCTGCACGCCGTCCAGCGCCACGTGGCGGGTGTCACGGGTGTGGCCGTGCAGCTCGCGGCGACGCCGGCGCCGTTCGAGAACCGCTACAGCAAGCCGATCCTCATGCCGGAATGGTCGCCACCGGCCGAAGAGAACGGCGACGAGTCGCCTCCGGCCGGCGCGCGCAGCCAGGCGCAGCGCGACCGGGCCGACCTCATCCGTCAGGAAATGACCCGGCGCTATGGTGGCGCCGACGGCGGCAAGCGCGGACGCATCCGGGCGGCGGGCTTCAAGGACGAGAAGGCGGCGCGTACGGCGCTTATCGCCGAATTGGGACTCGACCGCCTGAGCGATGCCGAGGTCGGTAAGCGGCTCGCCGCCGCGGCGCAGCCGGCGCTCAATGCCGAACAGACGGCGGCGGACGAGGCGGAGTGCGAGCAGCAATTCGTCGACGTGCTGTCGGGCCAGGCGGGGGTTCTCGCCGGCGGGGCGATGGACGAGGTGCTCGAGCTCATCGCCGATATCGTCGCCAGATCGTCGACGCTGGAGGAAGTGCGGGGGAAGCTGTTGACGATCGCGCCGACCATTCCGACCAAGGCGCTGGCGTCGGCGCTGCGCCAGGCGCAACTGGTGGCACGGCTCAGCGGTCGCGCGAGCCTCGCCGATGGCTGACGTCGCCGGCAGGGCTGTAGGCGTCAGGTTCTCGGAGGCGATCGAGTTCCTGCGGCGCGTGCTCGCGATCGGTGCGGAGGAATGGCTGCAGCTGCTGGCCGAGGAAGGCGAGGTGTCGAGCGCGATCGCCGACGACACGGTGCGCACGGTGGTGGCCGATCTGGCGCAGGCCGTGCTCGACACGCTCGAAGCGGGCGGCACGCTCGCGACCTTCCGGGAGGACTACGACCGCATCGTCGCGGCGCATGGCTGGACCTATAAGGGCGACGCGGGCTGGCACAGCCAGCTCGTATTCCGCCTCCACACCAACAGCGCCTTCAGCGCCGGGCGCTGGGAGCAGGCGCAGCGGCTTGAGGCGGCGCGGCCGGGGACGATCTTCGGCCGGCTGATGACGGTAGGCGACAAGCGGGTGCGCCACACCCATGCCGAGATGCACGGCATCATCCGGCCGATCGGCGATCCCTACTGGCGGACACACTGGACGCCGAACGGCTTCAATTGCCGCTGTACGGTGCAGATCGTCACCCTCGCGGATCTGCGTCGCTACGGTTGGTCGGTGACGCCAGACGGCGACCCCCGGATGCAGGTGCCGCCCGACCCGGGCTGGGGCTTCAATCCCGGGATCGTTGGCAGCCGCATTGCGCAGCTACAGCGGGCACGCGAGCCGGTGTAGGCAGGGACCCGCGAAATTTGGCCGCTGGGGCGTCGTGGGGCTCCGGAGGGGCCGTCTATCGGGCGGGGGCCGCGAATCGCGTCCAGCCCCCTTTGAAACCGCTTTTACGGCGATGCAAAACGGCCGTCGGGGACCGTTCGGCGCGCGTTTAGAATTTTTTCGGCGCCGGTCACGCGAGACGGGCGCGGCGCGCGCGACGTTGCGCGTTGTGCCGGTCGCGGCGCGCCCGATCGTAGGCCCGGTGCTTTTTGAGCTCGCGCCGGCGCCGCTCCGCCGCCTGCTCGCGGATCGAGTCGGGCGTCTTGCTCGGGCTGGGCTGGACATATTTGTAGAACGCGCTGCGGGCCGCGCTCGCCGTTACCTCGAGCGCGGCGCCGATCTCGGTCCAGTCCCGCGACCGGCGCGCCAGGGAGGTGAGCTTCCTGATCCGAAAGGGCGACCATTGCGCTCTCATAGCGGTATCCTTTCAAAAGCGACGGCCGGTCCCTTGATCAGCGTCGAAAAGCCGATCGCGGCGCGCATGCCGCAAATGACGATGATGTTGGTCTGCTCGCCGAGCTGGTTGAGGATTCGCGGCGTCGGCATGGCCTTGCATTCGATGTAGAGGTCGAGCGCCGGCACATAGAAATCGATCCGCCGATCGCGGCCGTCGGGATGTGCGACCTCGCGATCATAGGCGTAGCCGACATAGTCCAGCGCGTCGGCGACGATCAGTTCGACCGGATCGCTGCGGCGGAGGGCTCTCATAGCATCGCCGCCTTGCCCGACATGACCTGACGGGCCTCCTTGCGCCGCTTGGTCCGAGTGCTCGGTCCCCAGCCCGCCTGGCGCTCGTAGGAATAGCCCATCCGCTCGGCAAGGAAGCGGTCGACCTCGGCCGTGGGATGGTGGGCCAGCACCGCCGCCTGCCGGGCCACCTGCTCCATGGCGTGGACGTTGACCGGGTGCGCCCGCGCGGCATCGGCCGTCCGGGTGTTGAGGGCATCAAGGCGGGAGGCGTCCCGGAGCAACATGTCGACGATCGCGGCGAAGTGCTCCTCGTCGTCCGCGAGCCGCCGGTGATCGTGGCGCCAGACGGCGTGATCCGGATTGTCCCCAACCAGGTCGAGCACCGTGCCCGCATGGGCGTAAAAGATCGGCTGGACCGAGGGGGTGGCGCGGCGCAGGGCGCCAAAGGCGATGCCGTCGCGGCAGGCGGGCCAGCTCGACAGCGGCAACCGGATCGTCACCACGGTCGAGGAAGGTACGGGTTGAAACGAACGGTCGCCCAGCTCGAACGCGCCGGTCTCGGCCGGAAAGTAGCGGGTGTTGATCTGGGCGGTGGGCAGGCGGCGGGCAAAATAGGCCCGCAGGTTCTCCAGCAGCATGTCGTGTCTCCTTGGGAAAGGCGCACTTTCGCGCTTCGACTTGCAGCGATCAGCCTAGGGGCAAACGGCCGGGGTGTAAACCGCCGGGCGCGGGTGGTGACACCTGTCACCGGTTATCCGGCGCGGCGGATCGGCGAATTTGTTGCCCATGAGGGCGGCCGCAACTGGAATCGGGTTGGCGATGGCGCTGATGGGCGAGATGCCCGTCGGCGCGGTCGCGCTGTGCTCGGCGCAGTCGCTGCCCGACGTCGCCGAGGCGCCCGAATGGATTCACCTGCTGCCGGCCGGCCCCGTCGTCGAGACCTATGACGGCCGCGGGCCGTACCGGCTGACCGATCCCGCCAAGGTGGTGACAGCTAGCCTCCAGGCGGCCACCGACCGCGGCGCGGTGCTCGACGAGAACCATTCGACCGACCTTGCCGCCCCGCGTGGCGAGCCGGCGCCGGCGCGCGGCCACTTCACCGACTTCGAAGCCCGCGCCGACGGCATCTGGGGCAAGGTCGACTGGACCGGTGCCGGCAAGGCGCTGATGGCCGACCGGGCCTATCGCCGCGTCTCGGCGGTGATCCTCCACGACGAACGGAAGAACGTGCTCGCGGTGGTGCGGGCCAGCCTCGTCAACAAACCCAACGTCAAGGGGCTGACCGCCCTCAACCAGGAGTCCGAAATGGATCTGCTCGCCAGGCTCATCGCCGCGCTGAAGCTCAAGGCCGACACCAGCGAGGACGCGCTGGTCACCGCGGTGACCGCGCTCCAGGCCGAGGCCGCCGGCGTCACCACCGCGCTCCAGGCGCAGCTCGCCCCGATCGCCAAGGCCGCGGGCCTCGCCGATGGCGCGACCGCGGAGGCGGTGCTCGGCGTCGTCGCTGAGCTCAAGGCCAAGCCCGCCGGCGGCAAGACCGTCGAGGCGCTGCAGGCCGAACTGAACACGGCGGTGACCCGCATCAACGAGCTCGAGGGCGCCGGCAAGAAGGCGGCGGCCGAAAAATTCGTCGACGCGGCGATCGCCGGCAAGCGCGCCGGCGTGTCGGCGCGGCGCGACGAGTACATCGCGCTCCACATGGAAAACCCGGCGCGCGCCGAAAGCCTGATCAACGGCCTGCCGGCGCTCGGCCCTTCGGGCGCGCTGCAGGTGCCGCCGAAGAAGGACAAGGACGGCAAGGTCGGCCTCGACGAGACGCATGCCCACACGGCCGCGCTGCTCGGCATCGACCCCAAGAAGATGGCCAGGACGCTGGCGGCCGAGGGCCAGACCGAAGCCGCCGTCTAGGTCGCCCATCACCCAACTCCGCAACCCGCACAAGGATCGTAGACCATGGCTCTGACTGGTGACCGCACCACCCCCCGTGCCGAGGGCGACCTCAAGGTGCTCGGCCTCGCCGCAAGCGTCGTGGTCTATGGCGGCGCCATCGTCATGCGCAACGCCTCGGGCTACGCCACCAAGGGCGCGACGGCCACCGGCAGCGTCGGTGTCGGCCGCGCCGAAGAGCGGGCCACCGGCGGCGCCAACGCCGGCGATGTGTCGATCCGGGTTCGCCCTGGCGTCTATCGCTACGCCAACTCCACCTCGGGCGACCTGATCGGCATCACCGAGATCGGCAAGCCCTGCTACGTCGTCGACGACCAGACGGTGGCCAAGACCGATGGCAGCGGCACGCGCTCGATCGCCGGCTTCGTCGACGGCGTCGACAGCCTCGGCGTCTGGGTGAGCTTCGACGAGATCGCCGCCCAGGCCTACCTCGCCGGCACGACGCTGCCCGAGGCCTAGCCTCCGCTCCGCCCAAGCCCCGCACTCAACTCAGGACCCTGACATGCTCGTCAACGCCGCCAACCTCGACAGCCTTCGCGTGGGCTTCAAGACCACTTTCCAGGGTGGGCTTGGCATGGCCTCGTCGCAGTACTCGCGCATCACCACGCCGGTGCCCTCCAGCGCCAAGACGCAAAAATATGGCTGGCTCGGCAAGATCCCGAACGTGCGCGAGTGGATCGGGCCGCGCGCCGTCCAGAACCTCAGCCAGTCCGACTACTCGATCACCGAAAAACCGTGGGAGCTGACCATCGGCGTCGACCGCGACGACATCGAAACGGACAATCTCGGCATCTACACGCCGATGTTCCAGGAGATGGGGCAGTCGACGGGCAGCAAGTGGGAAGACCTGACCTGGAGCCTGCTGAAGGCCGGCTTCGCCACCAACTGCTACGACGGCCAGTCCTATTTCGACACGGACCACCCGGTGCTCGATGCCAACGGCACGCCCCAGTCGGTGGCCAACACCGATGGCGGCGCGGGCACGCCCTGGTTCCTGATCGATGACTCGCGCGCCCTGAAGCCGATCATCCTGCAGAAGCGCAAGGATTTCGAGTTCGTCGCCAGGGATGCCCTGACGGATGAGAACGTCTTCAAGAACAAGGAATTCCAATACGGCGCCGATGCGCGCGCCAATGTCGGCTTCGGCTTCTGGCAGTTTGCCTGGGGCTCCAAGCAGACGCTCGACGCGACCCACTATGCCGCCGCCCGCGCCGCAATCTCGGGCATGAAGGGCGACCACGGCCGCCCGCTCGGCCTGATGCCTCGGCTGCTGATCGTGCCTCCGTCGCTCGAAAGCGCCGGTCGGAAACTGCTCAACTCCGAATACGCCTCGGGCGGCGAAACCAACGAATGGAAAGGCACGGCCGAGCTGCTCGTCGTGCCCTGGCTCGCCTGAGCCGACCCGCCGGCGCTGTTGCCGGCGGGTCTTTCAGAAGGGCGTTCCACGCGCCCTGCTGCAAGACCCGAAGAGGACCGACCATGCCCAAGACCGAACCGCACCCCCGCGCCCGCCGGCCGGCGCCGAAAAATATCGTCAAAGCCGCCGACGCATCGAGTGCCTCGGTCCCTGCCGGGCCGACTGTGCCTGCGGCGGCCGAGGATGATCGGCCGCAGGCCCTCAGGCGCGCGCTGGAAACCGCGCTCGGTCAGATATTCGAGGCGGTCGATCAGATGCATGCTGCGGTGGCCGCTAACGACGAAGCCGCGGCCAATGCGGCGGGGGCGGCACTGCTGGCCGCTGCCACTGAAGCAAAGGCGTCCTCGACGGATATCGATGGCGAAATCGCCGTCATGATCGGTGACCGGCTCCGGGCCGCGGATGCCGAGGCCGCTCGTCAGCTCGAGGAAAAGCGCGCCGAGCTCGTCACCCAGCTCGCGGCGCTGCCTATCGCCGACACCTCCACCACCGAGATACCCCCCGCGAGCGCAGACCAGGGCGGGAGCGGCAATCCGGCCGCTCCCGCAGCCAGCCACGTCCGCGTCCGGGTGATCGGCCCCGCCGCCGGCCGCCGGCGCGCCGGCCACCACTTCACGCCAGAGGCGACCACCGTCGACGTGACGCCGGCCGAGCTCGCCTCGATCGCGGCCGATCCCAGCCTCAGCCACCAGGTGGTCACCGGCTGATCCAGTTCGGGAGGGTGCGCCACAGGCAGGCGAGTCCCGGGTGCCAGCCTCTTCATGGGCCCTGGATGCATGGCGGTTCGAATCCGCCCCTTCTCACCATTCTGCATTGCGGGGCACCCGTCTAGCCGCGCAGCAGGACGCCCCGGCGGGCTGACGCTCCCGCCGGGGCGAACACCAAAGGGACGTCATGGCCTACTGCACGCTCGCCGAACTCATCGAACAATATGGATCGCCGCTGCTGGTCGAAGCGACCGATCGCGGCGACGTGTCGACCGGCGAAATCGACGAAGTGGCGGTCGATCGGGCGATCAGTTCGGCCGACGCGCTGATCGACGGCTTTCTGGCGCCGCGCTACGCGCTGCCGCTCGTCAGCACGCCCGACCTGGTCAAGGCGCTGGCGCTGCCGATCGCGCTCTACAAGCTCCATCCCGCCGTCGCCGGCGAGAAGGTGCGGCTGGACTACAAGGATGCGCTGGACCAGCTCAAGCAGATCGGCACAGGCCTGCTGCGTCTCGACGTCGCCGGCGCCGAGCCCGCACCCTCGGATGGCGGCGGCGTGCTGACCAATGCGCCGGAACGTCCGCTGACGCCGAGCTCGATGAAAGGCTACATCTGATGGCCGGCGCCAGTGTCGCCATCCGCCGCGGCGAGCTCGCCTTCGAGCTCGAGGGCCACGACGAAGTCGTCAGGACGCTGGGCGAGGCGGCGGGCCGCATGGAGCATGCCGCGCCGATGTACGACCTCATCGGCGCCATGCTGGTGACCTCGACGCAGGATCGGTTCGAGCGCGAGACCGATCCGACCGGCAACCCGTGGCCGATGTCGATCCGCGTGCAGCTCGAGGGCGGCAGGACGCTGACCGACAGCGGGCATCTGCGCAATTCGCTGACCCATGAGGCCGACGACGAGGGCGTCGCCGTGGGGACCAATGTCGCCTATGCGCTGATCCACCAGCTCGGCGGCGTGATCAGGGCCAGGGCGGGCAAGGCGCTGCATTTCTTCGTCGGCGGCGCCGAGGTGTTCGTGCGCCAGGTGACGATCCCCGCGCGCCCGTTCCTCGGGCTCGACGATGCCGACGATAAGGCGATGCTCGAGATCGCTGGCGACTATGTGCTCGAACCGTTCGGCGGGGGCAGCAATGCTGCTGGTTGACGGTGTGATCGGCCGGCTCGAGGCCCAGGTGCCGGCCCTGGCCAACCGGGTGAAGGGCGCGCTCGATCTGAGCGAGCTCATCCGCAAGCAGGCGCTGCCGCAATATACGCCGGGGGCATTCGTCACCGACAACGGCATGGTCGGCCGCACGGCCGACTCCTCGGCCGGCGCCTTCCTGCAGCTCGCCGAGGAAACGGTGTCGGTGCTCCTGATCCTTCGCACCGCCGGCGACGTCACCGGCGCCAAGACCCAGCCCAAGCTCAGCGAGCTCAAATGGCAGGTGATCTATGCGCTCGACGGCTGGGCGCCGGAGGTCGATGAAGACGCCGAGGACGAAACCGGCACCGACCCGATCGGCGTGCTCGAGCTGCGCCGCGGCCGCGTCAACTCGCTCGACGCCGGCACCGTTTTCTACCAGCTCGATTTCGCCATCGTCCAACAGATCAGGGTGATCGCATGACCAGACGCGACGACACCGCGCCCCGCGCGCAGGAGGGGGGCAGCTATTTCATCGGCAAGGCCGGCGGCAAGCCGGAGCGGCGCGAATTCACCCGCGGGCCGCGCGATCCCGAGCACGTGCGCAACCGACGCCCGGTGGCGGCGACCGACACGCCGCCGGCATCGCCGCCGCCCCGGTCGCGACGCGGCAAGCCCAGCAGCGAACCGGGCCAGGAGGCGTAGAATGGCGCTCAAGTGGAAGAGCAAGATCATCCTGCTCAAGATGGAGACCGACTACCGGGTCGATCCGACGCCGGCCGGCGGCAACGGTATGCTGATGACCGACGTGCAGCTCAGGCCGATGGAAGGCCAGGACGTCAGCCGCGATCTCGAAACGCCCTATCGCGGCGCGCAGGAGGTGATGCCGGTGGGCATCTATTGCGTGCTCACCGGCAAGATCGAGCTGGTGCCGTCGGGCACGGCCGGCGTCGTGCCGGCGTGGGGCCCGGCGATGCGCACGCTCGGCTGCGCCGAGGTGATCGTCGAGGACACCTCGGTTGCCTATCACCCGATCACCGACAGCAACGAGTCGAGCTACATCAAGTTCTGGATCGGCGGCTCGGGCACCGGCAACGGCAACCTCCACAAGATCGAGGGCGTGCGCGGCGATGGCGTGATGCGCTGGCCGGCGCAGGGCCTGCCCTATCTGGAGGTGACCTTCACCGGCCTTTATGGCGGCGTGGCGGAGGCGGCGCGCATCGCCCCGACGCTCACCGGCTTCAAGCGGCCGCGCGTGGTCAGCCAGGCCAATACCCCGGTGTTCTCGATCGACGACGTCGACATGGTGATGCGGACCTTTGCGCTCGCCATGCGCAACGACGTGCAGCCCCGGCTGCTGGTGGGCAGCGAAGAGGTGCTGATCGTCGATAGTGCCGACCAGATCACCACCCAGGTGGAGATGCTGCCGCTTTCGGACTTCAACCCGTTCGACCTGGCGCTGGCCGACGAGGCGGCGAGCCTGGTCCCCGTCGCCATCCAGCATGGCACGGCAGACGGCTTCATCACCGCGCTGTCGGCGCCGCACTGCCAGCTCCAGCGGCCGAGCGGCTTTCAGAACAACCAGGGCATCGCCGAGCAGGTACATGTCCTCAACGCCCTGCCGTCGTCCGCCGGCAACGACCAGTGGACCCTCACCCTGACCTGACCCTGGAAACGGAGCGTCAAAGCATGTTCAATGTCGATTTGAAGCCGACCTTCACCTGCCCGGTGATCGTCTCGATCCCGTCGGGCGACGGTGTGATCCAGCAGAGCTTTCGCGCCAAGTTCGCGGCGCTCGATATCCCCGATTTCTCCGGCTTCGATCTCGCGTCGCCGGTCGGGGCGCAGGGCTTTCTGGAACGGACGCTCCTTTCGGTCAGCGACGTGGTCGACGAAGAGGGCAATGCCCTCCCGTCCTCGCCGCAACTGCTCGGTCGCATCGTCGAGCTGCCCTGGGCACGCACCGCGCTGATCAGGGCCTATCTGTCGGCCTTCACCCGGGCCGCGCAGGGAAACTGATCTGGGCCGCCCGCGCCTGGGCGGCGGGCGAGTTCGCCGACGACTTCGCCCATGACGACGACGCCGTCGCGGATCTGCGCCGCTTCGGCGCCAGCGAGGAAGAGATGGCCGATCTGCACGAAGCGCTGGGAGAGCTGGCGGACCGCAAGGTCTGGGCGATGCACGTCCCGGCGTTGAGCGCGCTCGCGACCGGCGGCACGCAGTGGCGCACGCGCCTGATATGGACCGAGCGCGGGCCGGTGGAGCGCGTCGTCGGGCTGGACTATGGCGCGCTGAAGGTGGCGCTCGACATGGTGCAGATTTGCATGACGCCGGCGCAATGGGCCGACCTGATGGTGATGGAGCGCGCGGCCGCCGGCGCGCTCAATGGCGACCCCGCGCCGACACTGGAGCTCCACTAGCATGGCGCTCGAAACCTCGCTCGTCATCAAAGGCGACCAGTCCGGCGCCAAAAAGGCGATCGACGATACCGCCAGGGGCATCGACGCACTCGGCAAATCGGCCGAGCAGGCGAAAGTGCCGATCGGCGACGTCGCCACCGGCGTCAAGGAGACGGCCGACGCGGCGCCAAAGGCGCAGAGCGGCGTCGCCAATCTCGGCCTCGCGGTCGACACCGCCGGCGGCAAGTTCACGCTGCTGCGGTCGGCGGCGGCGGGCGCCATCGGCGGCATCGTCGCGGGCCTCGCCGCGGGCGCGCTGCCGGCTGCGTTCGAACTCGCCGGGCAGGTGGCAGGGGCGTTCTTTACGGCCGTCGCCGACGGCGCGGCGCGGACCAAGCAGGATCTGCAGGACCACAAGGACCTGGTGGACCAGATCAAGGGGGCCTATGCCGAGGCCGAGGGCGCCGCGTCGTCGTATGGCAATGCGTCGGCATCGTTCCTCAAATTCAAGGCGCAGCAGGATGTCAGCCGGCTGAGCGGCGATCTCGCCGACCAGCAGTCGGGTCTGTTCAATCGGGGTGCGCAGTTCGGGACCAATCCGCTGGACCCGGGCGCCGTCTCCGGCACGCCGTTCGAGCAGACCGTCGACAAGTTCCGCGCCGACCTGCGGGATGGCACGGCCGACGTCATCGCCTTCCGCACGCAGATTTCGAACATCGCGCTGGCGCTTCCGGCCGGCGACAAGAATCGCACGCTGGCCGAGTCGATCCTCGGCAGTACCGACGACGCGGCCAAAACCCAGGAGGAGCTCGCCCGCTCCATTGACCTGCTGAAGGGCCTCCAGGGCAATGCCGATGCGACGGCGACGGCGCTCGGCGGCAGTGCCGACAAGTTCGGCACGCTCGCCGACAAGGCCGACACCCTCAACCCGAAGCTCGCCACGACCAACGCGCTGCTGCAGTCGATTTCGGGTGCGTCGGGCGGCTTCGACGGCATCGGCCTCGGGCCCGGCTACTCGCCCTCCGGCCAACAGCTCCTCGGCGGCGGCGCGGCAGGCGGCTATGACGATATCGGGCTCGGGCCCAGCTATGCGGGCAATGGCACGAAGCTGTTTGCGGCCGGCGGCTTCACCGGCGATGGCGACGTGGGCGAGCCGGCCGGCATCGTCCATGGCAAGGAGTTCGTGGTCAATGCCGCGGCGACCGCGCGCAACCGGCCGTTGCTCGAGGCGATGAACCGCGGCCTGCCGGGCTATGCCGCAGGCGGATATGTGTCGGGCTACACCACGGCCAGCGGCCAGCAGGTGGCCGGCTATTATCGCGGCGGCGACGCCAGCGGCCTCGGCCAGGTCTTCGGCGCCTTGTCGAGCGTGGCCACGGATGCGCGGACGGCGCTGGGCGGGCTCGTCAGCGAGATCGGCCGTGCCAGCAATCCGCTGCAGCAGCTCGGCGCCGTCGCGGCGACGGCGGGGCAGCGCATCCTCAGCTTCGCCGCCGGCGCGCTCGACAGCCTCGCCAACCGAGCCTTCAACGCGGCGGGCAACAGCCTGTTCGGCGCGATCATTCCGGGCTTCGCCGGCGGCGGCTACACCGGCGACGGCGATATCGGCGCCGCCGCGGGCATCGTCCACAACAAGGAATTCGTCGTCCACGCCGCGGCAACGGCGCGCAACCGCCCGCTGCTCGAGGCGATCAATCGCGGCCTGCCGGGCTATGCGGCCGGCGGCCTCGTCGGCGGCACGGTTGCGCCGTTCGATGCGTCGCCTTCGTCCGGCGGCGGCGCCGGCTTTGTCTTTGCGCCCCACACCACGATCGACGCCCGAGGCGCGACCCTGACCGAGGCGCAGATCAAGGCGCTGCTCGACCAGCGCGACGCCGCCTGGGCCGAGAAGCTGCCGACCGCGATCGGCTACTACAATTCCAACCCCAGGCGGCGGCCATGACCATCGACGCTCGACCGCTCGCCGAATTCTGGGACACGCTGCCGATCCAGAGCGTGCAGTTCGGCGAGGTGCGCCGCGACCAAGTGTCGGGCACGGGCGGCGGCGGCACGCTCGCCTATGATCTGGGCGGCATGCTTTTCCATGGCGTGGTCACGCTCGACACGATGCGCTGGAGCGAGGCGAGGCGGGTGCACGGCCTGCTACGGTCGCTGCGCGGGCCGGCGGACCTGTTTTATGCCACCGACCCGCTCTGCGCCGCGCCGGCGTTCGATCCCGGCGGCGCGCTGCTGTCGGCCGGCCCGTCGACCGTGACGATCGACACGATCGATGACGAAACCGGCGAGGTGACGTTCGCCGGCCTGCCCGCCGATTACCAGCTCGCCATCGGCGACATGTTCGACGTCGTCTTCGGGTCGCCCGAGCGACAGGCGCTGTTCTCGATCGACGCCGACGTGACCGCCGACGGGGACGGCGTCACCGATGCGACCAGCGTCAGCCCGCCATTGTGGAACGGCATTGTCGCCGGCGCGGACGTGACGTTGATCCGGCCGGCGGGGGTGTTCTTCGTTGTGCCGGGTTCCGACCGGCGCGGCGCGAGCATGCGCGGCAAGGTCAGCGGCTCGACCTTCGAGATCATGCAGAAGCTCTGATGCGCGATAGTGGCACCGATATCGTCGACGCATTGGCCGCGGCCCGCCGCAAGGGGCTCGTGTCGCTGCGCTTCGTCACCATCTTCGCGCGCCGGCGCGACGACGGGACCATCGTGCCGTTTTGCTTCTGGTCGGACCCGGTGCCGGCCGCAGTGGCGATCGCCAATCGGCAGACTGGCCTCCTCGAGACACGCTACTTCATCGGCGACGCCGTGCTGCAGGAATGCGACCCGGTGCCCCGTACGACCGGCGTCACGGTCAGGTCCTGGAACTTCACCCTCAACGCGCTGCACCCGACCGTCCTGGACATGGTGACCAACCACGACGTGCGCCTGGCGATGGTCGAATATCACCGGGTGCCGGGCAGCACGAAGACCCGCCGGCCGGTGGCTGCGCCGAGCAGGTATTTCCTCGGGCGCGTCGACGGTGCGCCGCGGCCGCTGCCGGCCGTTGGCGGCGAGAGCAACATCGTCTTCTCGTGCACGTCGGACACCGTGCAGCTCACCCGTGTCAATCCGATCAAGCGCAGCGACGTGGCCCAGCGGCGCCGCGATGGCGACAAGCAGATGCAGTATGTCGACGTCGCCGCCGATTGGCCGATCGGCTGGGGCGAAGCCTCGGGGAGCGTCGGATGAAGCGGCTCCCCGACTGGCGCGTCCGCCTCGCGGCGGCGATCGACAGCATCGAGCGCACGCCGCTGGAGATGGGCACGCACGATTGCGCGCTTGGGCTCGCGGCCGGCGTCGTCGAGGCCGTCACCGGCGTCGATATCGGCGCTCCCTTCAAGGGTCGTTACTCCACCGTCGAAGGGGCTTTGAAGGTGCTTTCAGACGAGCGGGCGACGTCGCTGACCGACCTGGTTGGCCGCTACCTCACGGCGATGCCGATTGGCGCGATGCGGCTCGGCGATATCGCGGCCGTGCCCGACGACGGCCCGTTCGGATGCTTCCTCGGCGTGTGCAATGGCGAGCGCCTGGTGGTGCTGCGGGCCGATGGCAAAGGCACCGTCGATCGCCGGCTGGCGACGATGGCTTTCAGGGTGGGCGACTGATGGGCCTCACCACCCTGATCGTCACGTTCGACCTGCACGCGTCTGGAGCGTTGCCCGGAGCAGACGTTGAAACCTACCTTGCTCAACTGCGTAGCTGTCACGATGCAGTGGTCGCGGCCCGCCAGCGTCTTTTGGAGACGGGGAAGTGAAGCAGCTCGTCCTCGCCCTCAGCCTCACCACCGCCCTGACTGCTGCCGGCATCAGCCAGGCGCAGGCCGGGCCGGCCGTCGCGGCCGTCGCCGCGTTCGCGGCCAACCCGATCGGCGGCGCCGTCCTCGACTTCGCCGCAGGCCTCGCGCTCGAGGGGGTCGGCACGCTGATCCACAATCTCACCGACCCGCCGCAAAAGACCAAGGGCACGGCCAATGTCGCCGGCGTGCGCGGCTCGGTGTCGGTCGGCGGCGACGGACCGATCTCGTTTGTCATGGGCGATCGCGCGACCGCCGGCACGCTGGTCTATCGCGGCTCGTGGGGAAAGGAGGGCGCGACCCCCAACGCGTACTATGTCGAGGAGCGCGTCTTCTCCGACGTGCCGCTCTCGGTCACCGGCCTGTTGATCGAAAAGCAGCACTACACCGTCGACTGGGATGTCGTGCCGGCGGCGCAGGGCTACCCCATCACCGAGCTGACGACGGGCGGCAAGGCCTATGGCTGGTTCCGCTGGGCGGACGGGACGCAGACCACCGCCGACGCCTATCTGCTCGCCACCTTCGGCGCCGATCCGGACCATCCCTACACCAACACCATGATCGGCCGCGGCCAGGCCAAGGGCGTGCTGACGCTGCGGCTCAACGCCAAGCTCTTCCCCGGCGGCGGCTTTCCCGACTGGTCGATCGCGACCGATGGAATCGCCCTCTACAATGTGGCGAAGGATTCGACGGCCGGCGGCTCGGGCGACCATCGTCGCGATGACCCGTCGACCTGGGAGCCGAGCAACCTGCTGCCGGTCCACATCTACAACGCCATCATGGGCGTTTACTGGGGTGGCGAGTGGATCTGGGGCGGCCAGAACGTCGAGGCCGTGCGCCTGCCGGCATCGTCGTGGATCGCGGCGATCGCCGAGGCCGACACCGACGTCGACAAGGCCGACGACACGACCGAAAAGCAGTTCGTCGGCGGCTTCGAGATCACCGGCGACATGGAGCCGGCCTCGTTCATCGAGCGCTGCCTCGACGGCTGCAGCGGCCGCATCGCCGAGATCGGCGGCATCTACAAGATGCTCTGCGGTCTGCCGGCGAGCCCGGTCTTCAGCTTCACCGACGACGATATCGTCGTCACCCGCGAGCAGGGCTTCGACCCGTTTCCGAAGATCGACAGCGGGATCTTCAACACGATCTTCGCCAAGTATTACGAGCCGTCGCAGGGGTGGACCACGAAGGACATCCCGCCGATCTTCAACGCCGAGCTCGAGGCGGCCGACGATGGTCAGCGGCTCGCCGCCAATGTCACCTACGAGGTGGTCAATTCCGGCACGCAGGGCCAGCGGCTCAACCAGGCGGCGCTGCTCGAAGGCCGCCGCTGGGTGACCCACATGTTCGGCCTCGGCCCCGAGGCGTCGGAGCTGGAGCCGCTCGACATGGTGGCCTGGACGAGCGAGCGCCTCGGCTACTCGAGCAAAAAGTTCATCATCGGCGAAATGGCCGACGACGAGAGCTTCGAGCAGTTCGTCACCATCAAGGAAGTCGACCCCGCCGACCTCGGCTACTCGGCCGCCACCGACGAACAGGCGATGACCTTCCCGACGCTCGATCGCGCAGGCCCGGCGCCGGTGCAGGTGGCGGGGTATCAGGCCTTCGGCGACAGCTTCCTCGACGATGATGGCGTTGCCCGCCGGCCGACCATCCGCCTGCGGTTTCCGGGCGGCCTCGACGACGTGGAGGCGCTGCACGTCACCGTGCGTCTCGCCAGCTCGGGCGCCATCGTGTTCGACGCCAACGTGCCGTACGACGCGCCCGATGACGGGACCACCTATGAGCTGAAGCTCAACGGCGTTTTCATCGGCGACACGGCCTACCAGGTGCAGTTCGACGAGCGGCCGTTCTCGGCGCGCGACACCATCGCCTCGGCCTGGATCGACGTGACCACCCCGGTTGTGCCCGACGCTGTTGTAACGGGCATCACCAACGGCCAGCTGAACCAACAGCTGCAGGATGCGATCGCTTTCGTGCTTGGGGTCGGCGATGGCACGATGACCGGCTTGGTCGATCGTATCCTCAACGAGCTCGACCGCGTGGCCGGCGGCGTAACCGAGAACACCATGGCCTCGGATCGCGACCGCAAGGCGATCTCGTCAGTGGTCGGCCAGGTGCAAGCGGCCGTGGTGCAGGAAGCGACGACGCGGGCCGATGCCGACACGGCGCTCAGCCAATTCGTGCTGGAGGTGGCCGCCCAGGCCGCGTCCGGTCTGGCTGAGGGATTGTTCACCGTCAGGGCGGAAAGCGCGCCAGCGGGCGTCTCTGTGCGCCTGGCGCTGCTCGCGCGCGTCACCACTCTCGACGACTATGTCGAGACCGGCATCCTCATCGACCTGGAGTCGGATGGCGGCGGCGGTTATGTGAGCAAGATCCTGTTCAAGGCCGACAGCATCTATTTCACCGACGGAGATGTTGCGACGATCCCGATGGTGTTCGAGGACGGTGTCCTCAAGCTCAATGTCGGCAACATCGGCACCGTCAAT